CCATTGGCATAATGGGCTTGCTCTTCCAGCTTCTCGATGCGTTCGGCAGATTCCTTTAAGTCTATTTTCATGTCGCAATATGCGGACCATAAAGCCAGTCTCGCTTCATTTACAAGATCATCAGTCATCTTTCCCCTCCAGTGCTTTGCGTCCAACGGGCTTGGGGCGCTCGTACAAACCCAATTGCTTCAACGTCTCCAGCACAACGGGACGATAAAACTCAGCGCGCCTCCGTTGTTTTTTCCCACCATCGTTGTCCTTCTCGATCATACGGGCGGCAGAACCATCGCCGCTGTCGGTATCAACGCGAGCGTTGTAAACTTTCAAAAGCAGTTCGTTGATTTCTTCATTAGTCATTTTTCCCCTCCAGTGTTTTGCGGGCAGTGTCGCGAGCCAAGCAACGCGCTTCCCAATGATCTGGAACGGCGCTTTGGCCTAAGTTCATGATCTTCCGCAGCGCCGCCTCCAGCTTCTCGATGCGGTTTCTTAGGCGGTTAATCTCAGCGTTCTGATCAAGGAGCAGTTTCTGGACTCGCGAAGCTTCAATCATCTTTCCCCTCCAGTTCCTTGCGGACTATCTCTTCAACATCGGTGTATAGTGCTATTTCGTACCAAAAGCATCGCGCCAACACTTTTTGCAGCGCCGCCTCCAGCTTGTCGATGCGGGTGTTTCGCTCGCCAATGGCGTCAAAATATTCATCTGCAATCTCTTTCCATCCCTCAGATGAAGATTCTAATTGCTCAATGCGGGCTTTCATTTGTTTGCGCTCCCACTCCGCGCCCATCTGAAAGGCGATATTCACTTCGTCGGCCTGGCGCTCTTCATCTTCAGTCATCGCGGCCACTCCCCAACATTTTTCAGCGCGTCTTTCGCGATCCACACGCATGTTTCGCGCTCATATTCATCAAGCCCAACGATCTTGTAGAGAGCGTCGCACAGCTTCTCATACTTACCGTGCAACTCATCGTAATGAACGCCCCAGCTCTTAGCTTTCGCCTTCTCTGAGCCCAGCTCGATCATCAACTGTTCTATTGTGTCCATCATTCGTCCCCTTCATTGATACCATCACGGTTGTTGAACCCGCGTCCGCATACGCCTTACTCACAAACAAATCGACAATCTGCTTGTCGTCGCCGTACACCACGCCATTCATCGCATCGCACAACAGCTTCACCACATTGTCGATGTCAGGCTTTGAAGTAGGCCAAAGCGACCCTTCTTCGATTTGTTTTCGTTGTTGTCGGGTAAAAGATTTAGGTATTGCCACGCTTATGCTGAAAGTGGCTTCTAATGGGCCTACAAGTGGTGCAAGGCCACGCATGGCGGTCGCCGCCAACATCTTGATATACGCCTCTTGGTTGACCGTCTGTTTAGGCGTGTAAACACGTCCAGTGCGTGTTGCGCGGGGGCGTTGCTTCCCCCGTGCAATTCCTGGAATGACGAAAACGATAGTGCTCAAAACGGCACTTCCTCGTCTTCATTGACGGCTTTCGGCCACTGCTTATCAGCGTTCGCTGAATAATTATCAACAGCGAGCGAGATAAGATGATTTCGCGGCGTTTTCTTTTTCCAGCCAGAAAGCTTGATCTCTGAGCCCCTGGTATAATCACGGTCAGCGATGATTTTGCCCTTATAATCAGGCGCTTTCTCGTGTTTCTTGTCCTCGTTGCAAAAAAGAACGCCGGTTCCTTCTTTCTGCTTATAGTTCGACATCTTTCACCTCGGCTTCGTCCATCATGAAAAGCTTCTGATACAGTTCGTCGTTCACCTTCTTCAGATTTTCGAGCTTTTCAGCTTTTTCCTCTGTAGAGAGCTTTTTTGCGTTTCCGACTTTCGAGAAGAGATCGAGAAACGTGTCTTTCCAGTCATCTTCGCCAGCGCACATCTTGTAGACCTTGATGCTTCCATCAACGTCAGGAACATACAGCGCGAGACCGTCTTTCGGCTCTTCATGCTCGATAACTTCAATTTTAGGCATGTTCTGCGCGGGACTGAAATCCATCACCTCTTCAGGGGTGTACTCTCCCGTGAGAACTCCAGGGTACACAGTACGAATTCCCTCGGAGATCACACGGGCACGCAACATGGCACGCGGGTAGTTCTTCCAGTTGTCTTTTCCAGCAAGACCGATTTCGCGGGCCTGCTTTAATGTCCAAGACAACGTGAGAGAACCGCCTTGGGGATGGGAAAACTCGGCTTTCACCTCGTCATCCGCATATTTCAACCAGTGGACCGTTCCTCCGGCTTGTTGGAAGCGCGCGAGCATTGCGTCCGCACGAAGGGCTGGTCTTCCCTGAATGATATGGTAGTCACGCGCAACGGACCCTGGGTGGCGTCCTTCTGCCTGCGCAACGGCCATGAGGGCCAACACCTGATCAGCACTCTTAAGGCCAAAGAGGTTAGATTTGGCAATGGCATTCGCCATCCTTTCTTGATCTGTCCACGGGACTATTGCGTTGCTCATCTTAACCTCACTTCACGAGAAACCGGCGCGAACCGGCGCTTTCATATTCATACTCAGCGTAAAGACCGGGGTGCTTCTCTTTGAACGCCTTCGCGTCAAAACGCTTTGCGCCCTTCGCCGACTTCCATGTCACCAAAGTCTCGCCAGCCATGTTCATCAACGTGGCGCTTTCTCCCATAAACGACTGAATGGCGAACTGACGCGCCTCGATAGCCTCTTCGAGGTCCTTCATGTGCTTCTTAAAGACCTTCAGCTCGTCGGCGAGGCGTTCCATCTGCGCATTCGCGGTGACATACCCATCCATCGACTTGGGATAGCGTATGGCGGCTTCTTCTGTGCTCGTGGGCTCTGGTAGCAGGCGGGAATGAACATAGCCCCACCACTGCGCAGCGCGCTGGATGAACGACTCCTTCTCGGCGCGTGTGAACTCCAACTTCCAATAGCGGAACTGCTGGCCGCCAAAGAGAACCGCGAAATAGACGTGCGGAACGTCGCGTACGGTCGCCTCATGCAGGCACTGGATGTAATCGGCCTCAGGAATACGGATCGGCTCGTCCATCTCCGAATATTTGTTCGCAACCGCAGCATTGAAGTTTTTCACCTCCAGAAGCCCACCGTCTTCCGTCACGAAGTCAAAGTGCGCGCGGAGCCAAGGCTGGGTGCGATGCGTCCCCGGCTCATCAAGTGGCGAGGTGCTGATCTTCGTGATGTCGGTGAAGATGTCGGCGATGGCGGGCTGCATCATGAGCCCCATGCGGACGGCCTCGATCTCTGACAGGTCGGGACGTTCGATTTCGCCCCACTTCTCCCTCAGAACCTCGTAAAGGTGTCCAGAGACGGCCCTGCGGCTGTCTGTAGCCCACCACGCTGTTGCCCGTTCCTCTTTGCTAAACCCATCCATGATTGTCCCCTGTTGTCGGATGCGACAAGCCCTAATAGATACCAAAATAATACCTTGTCAATAGGTTTGCGTTATGGTTTAACAAATTATTGTCAAACAGAAGGGGACGACAATGGCATATGAATTCACGCAAGACTGGTTCTCTTGGAATGAGTCCACATGGAAGGACCTGTTCAAGGAATTGACGCCCAGGAAGAAGTTTCTGGAAATCGGCTGCTTCGAAGGCCGGTCAACCGTGTGGCTGATCGAGAACGCGCTGGACGACGAAGGTCTGATCGTCAGCGTGGACACTTTCGAGGGCGGCTTTGAGCATTCGCCAGACACCATGCGCGGCGTGATGGATCGCTACACCATGAACGTCGAGGAAGCCCTTAAAAAGAGAGGGAAGGTTTACGCCCACCTCCTGAAACAGCCCTCTCACGAAGCTATGCCGCATTTGATGAAAGGCGGGCTTCTCTACGACTTCATTTACATCGACGGATCGCATTCGGGACCGGACGTTCTCAGCGACGCCATCATGGCCTACCATCTGTGCCGGGTCGGCGGGATGATCGCCTTCGATGACTATTTGTGGGGAAATCAGGCGGACCTGATCGAGCGGCCCAAGATCGCCATCGACTGCTTCGTCAATCTCTTCGCCAAGAAGGTGAAGCTTGTCTGCGTCGGCCATCAAGTCTGGGTCCAGAAGATCGCATAAGGGGATAACCATGAAGAGACGCACATACATTCTCAGCGACGAAATGGCGCAAGAAATCGAGGACTTCCGCTTCAAAGAGCGTTTCAAGACCGAGACGGACGCGGTAAAGTATCTACTTGCGAAGGGTTTAGACACATGTGTCAACTTGCCGCAGCCAGAAGAAAAAACTGAGGAAGTTCAACATGTTGAGTCAGTATGAAAAAGACTTACACACACATTATGCACAGGTGAGAAAAAGATTAAGAGGGGAGGTTCCCAAGTCCATCATGGCGATACCTCCTCGGCCTGAACCGGAGCCTGAGCCAGAACCTGAACAAATCTGCGAAATTGTGCAGGAACTGGACGAACGGCCTATTGCGCGGACCCTGATCTTCTCGAAGGCCGGGTTCATCATTGCGGAGGGGATGTCCGCTCCTGCGCCGGAGCCAATAGCCCCTCGCCGGTCCTTTAACGAGGTCCTGAAAGATGTTTCACGGGAAACGCAAACGTCGATCCGTGAAATCCTGGGGAAGCGCCGTCATCAATGGCTTGTGGAGATCAGGCGGGTGCTCTGGTGGCGCGTGGCGCACGAATGCCCTCATTTGAGCATCGCTGACATTGGGAGACGGTCGGGCGTGGATCACACCACGGTCCTTCATGCTCTGAAGCGCTATGCGGAGCTGAATGGCTTGCCCTATCCGGCGCATAGGGTAAAGTAAAAAAGAAGGCCCGCTTGTCGGGGGACACTGCGGGCCTTCGAAGCATCTAACCCGCCAGGGGATGCGCGTTCTGGGAGGAACCCCCTCTATATACAGGGGCTCCTGGTGACGTGCAACCCTATTAATTGAGGATTGCACTATGGACAACAAAATGACGATAGGAGCGGAGGTCGAGCAAATCCTAGAAAAGGGATTGTGGACCGACCACGCGAGGGAGATGCAAGAAGAGGTCAGCCGCGCTTTGGAACGCGCCGGTTTCCTCGTCACGCTTGAATTTTCGACCGCTAAACTTGGCGATAGCAGAAACGGGAGGATCGACATCGTTGCAAGCAAACAAGGGCAAAACGTGGCGATTGAGCTGGATTGCCGAACGCCAAGGTTGAGATCAATCAAAAAATTGAAACTGTTTTCGGGATACCGGATCATTGGATTGCGCGGGATACGGCATCCAATCGTTGACGGGATCGACGGCGTTGTTTGCTTGCAAGTGAGGGCCGCATGACTAGATGGTTCCGCTTTTATCAAGAGGCTCTTGATGATCCGAAAGTCCAAAGGCTCGATCCTTTCGATTTCAAATGCTGGGTGAACATGTTGTGCCTGGCTTGCCGCAACGAGGGGAAACTGCCGCCTGTCGCGGACATTTCTTTCGCTCTTAGGCTTTCAGTCAACGACTGCCAGACGGTGCTCGAACGCCTGTCGAACGGGGGGTTGATCGACCGGGCGAGCGGTGGCCCCAACGGTATGCACCACGCCATACACAACTGGGAAAAAAGACAATACAAATCAGACACTTCGACACCACGCGTGAAACGTTTCAGGGAACGTTCCGAAACCGTTACGGTAACGGCCCCAGAGACAGATACAGATACAGAATGTAAAGTCCCCCTAGATAGAGGCCGCACAAGGCGCGGCACACGTTTGCCCGAGGATTGGGTTCCTAAACAGGATTTGGAATTTACAGTTGAGCTGGAGAAGTTTCGGGACTGGGCTCGGTCAGCCCCCGGCCAGAAGGGCGTGAAGGCTGATTGGGATGCGACCTGGCGAAACTGGATGCGCCGTGTGCGCGAGCAGGGAAACGTGACGGCCTTCCCAACCAAGCCCAGGGAGCGCGATCTTCGAAATGTCCCCGACGCCTTGCTGTCAAACGAGGACTATTGGCGCAAGAGGAAGCAAACAGGTCGCCAGACGGGCTAGGGGGCTCGCCTGACGGCATTGGGCGCGTGGGGCGCTACTAGGGTAGCGCAGGGGCTTCTAAAGCGGTCCTGACGGCCTTTGCGGCGATATGGTTCACCACGTCGGCTTCCGTCCAAACGTCGGACGGGGTGGTGTCTCGGCCTTGGGATCGACACCATCCCTCCCATAGGACCGGGTTCACCTGGGCGCAGGGTTCCAATCTCGGCCATCCCTTCTCGGCTTCGATCTTCTCGGCCAGGAGCGCGGCGGTGAGTATCGTGTACTCCCGCGTGAGCTGGGATCTGCGCTTGTGCCCCATCACGGCGCGATCAAGCTGGGCTTTAACGGCCTTGCGGCGTTCTGCAATGGTCATGGTTACCCCTCCCGATCTGTCACGGCCCGCTTGCGGGAGAGCGAACCTCCGATTTTGCCGGATGTGCTCGCCTTAGACTTGTCTATCGAATAGGTGCGTTTGTCTGGCGGGACGGCTTGCCCACCCATGCGAGCAATCTCTGAGCGGCGATCCGGTGTCATGCAGGCAAAGCCTCGAGGCTTTTTGGTTTCCATTGTTCGTTTCCTTTGCGATCAGGTGAGCGGGACGACGCGCCGGAAAGCGCGCCGCCTGGGTGATGGGAAGAATGGGAAGGACGCGCATTATGCGTCCTCGTCTTCTGTCTCGTCTTCATCGACGTAGTTTTCTTTGAGGTGTTTGGCGATTTCCCACCAATTCACGTCAGACAGGAACGCTCTCGCATAATCCAGCGCAAGACCCTCTTTCGTGTCCTGTTCGATTAGCTCGTTTGCGTATTCCTTGATTGCGTCCGCAAGGTCGTATTTGTCCAGCTTATGCCAACCCATGTATTTTAGGTCATCGCCTAAAGCATCAAAAACTTCGAGGTTCACTCGCCAGGTAGCGTAATTAGTCCATCCATTGTAACGGTTATCAGTCATAGCATTGTCCCCTATTGTGAGAGTAGAGGGGGCTTTCGCCCCCTATTGGTTAAGCCGTCTGGGCGACGCTGGAACCGACAACGCCTAACCATGCGGGGGGCGCAGTCAGTGGGGTTTGCTGGCGAACCGGCATAAGCACTCCAAAACCTGAAATATGGGTATCATCACATTGTGCCCAATCTATTAATGCTGGGCTCAGACCATTGTGCGAGATTGACACAAGCGGCGTTTTGATCCCGGAAAGCATCGCCTTCGCCTTGGCGAATATGGTTATGTATTGTGGATCGAATTGAGCGGTTTCCCCTGATACGCTGGCGGGGATGACGCGGCGGAAGTCAGGAAATGAACCGTCAATTGAGCCGTCCTGATATGTTGCGCCCATGTAAGTTATTGAGACGCGGCGGCCGTCAACGTACAATTCGGCATAGTCCATCGCCTTGTGAAGCTTAATCCGATCGATCAACTCAATTGGCACGATCGTATCAGGAATGGGGCTATCGAGCGGGTCCGCAAGACGCTGGCGAATGAGGGAAAGCATGTGACCATTGGTGGCGCACATGAGCACATGATCATCGTGAAACTGTAGATTAACGCCTTTCAGGTAGTAGCGTGTTTCATCATTTGAGCAGAAAAGCGCGATGGCCTTCAAAGCTTTGAGATTGATCATCATGGTATTAGTCCCCTAATTGTGCGTCATTGCACAGTGAGGCGTCCCGTAGGGCGCCCTGCTTTGCAATTAGCGCTGAACGCCGGGGAAGTTGGCGAATGGTGTAATGTGCTCTTGATATAGCCGGTTCGCATAGTTGCCCAGCATGTCGGACCATTCGTCATATTGTTCCTGAGTAGCATCGCCTTGCATTAGGATTTTGTCGCCAATGTCGAACATGCGTTCAACGAATCGCTCGATACGATCTTCCGTCACGTCCCCGTAAAGAGCGGGGAAGATTGGCAACTTTCCGAAACGTCCTGAGTAATACATCGTCATGTTACGGGCCCTCAGATAAAGAGCATGGCGGCAAGTGCGCCCACTGTAGTGCAGCAAATCAGTGTCAAGATTGCAGTGATTAGAGCTTGCATTATGCCACCCCGC